AATTTGAAGTTGGTCGTACTAAGAACCTTTTGAAGGTTAAGAAGTTCTTCGATGACGAATATGTTGTGAAGGATATTGAAATTGCTGAAATGACTACTTCTGAACCTGGTAAGGGCAATGTGAAGTTCACTGGTGTTAAGTCTCTTATCATTGAACATAAGGGAAATAAGGTGAATGTTGGTAGCGGTCTTTCTCGTGAACAGCGAATTGAATGGATGAAGAAGCCGTCCAAGATTATCGGTAAGACTGTGACAATTAAGTACTTTGAAGAAACGAAGAATAAGGCTGGTGAATATAGCCTCCGCTTCCCGACTCTCAAGTATGTGTATGAAAACGGAAGGAATGTGTAATGGAATTGACTGAAGAAGAAAAGCAAGTAATTGCTACTGCGCTTTATGTGTATTCAAATAAAGGTCCAAGTTATGAAATGAGGGCTAAGTGTAAGGCGCTTTCAAAGAAGTTCGATAATAATTTGCAGAAAGAAGTGCATGCTATTATTGAAAAACTCAACAAAATGGGGAACTAATGAAAAAGATTTTATTTCTTTTGATTGCAATGATAATGGTTGGGTGTACTGTTGTAGAAACGACAGAGCCTGATTATTATGAAGAAACTCGATGCAATTATCATTTTGAAAATGACTGTGGCGAGGAATTCATTATAAAAGAAGAAATTATGACTGAAGAAAAGCAGTATTATTACGAACACTATTACGATAGAGACGTTTGTGGTTTGTATAAACTTACTTATCGTGATGGTTGTCATGGATTTGTCACTTACTATTAAGGAGAATTTAAAATGAGTAAAATTAAAAACAAGTTAATTAAGTCGACCAATTCAGTAATGAGCTGGATTTTTGGAGACAAGCCAGATGACCAGTATGACTATGAAAATGCTGTTTATCGCATTCAGATGAATGAAGCACATGCCGGCGACGTAGAACTCAAAGAAAAGTATGAAAAGGACCATCCTGTTGATGCAGTAGAGTCACTTGAAACAGTAAATAAGTTGATTGCGAAGAAGAAGGGAAAGCCTCTTACTGCGCTTGAAGAATTGAAGTTTGTAAAGCCCAATCGACATGTTGGCGAAGATATTTTCTCTAATCCATTTACTGGTTCTTATGAACATCAAGATGAAAATGGAAATTGGGTTGAAGGACCTGCTCTTGGGCATGGTTATGAAGGCGGATTTGAATGTAATATCGACATTGATTCCTTCTTCAGTAAGTTTAAAAATAAATTATTTGGATAATGAGCTTAAAACATTACGATCATAGAAGACCTCACCTAACATCCGCTTTCGAGTTATTGGAAGCGGATTTTGAAATGCAAGAAGAGGAAGAATATCAGCGCTATTATAGTTATTGGCATGATGATCCAGAATATAACGATGATGACTCTAGTTATTGGGCTTATGAATTACAAAATGAAAATATCGCTGAAGATTTGTTAGGTGAATTATATCCTTTGTATGAAGAATTAAAAGAATCATTTTGTGATGAAGATAGATTTGGTATTTCTTATGATTTTAATAAAAGAATAAACTTTAGAGATTACAAATTCTCTGAGCCATTGTCTATTAGTTATGGTTTTGAATATGCTAATGCTCCATGTAAAAAGTATTATGTCAACTATAGTGATTTAGATTATAAAATTTATAAAAATAGTAATTTATTATGCATGGATGCTGGTTCAATAGTAATTGGAAATTATGTATTAAATCCTACTTCTACTTATGAAGTAAAATATAAAGAATTTGATAATAAAGATGAAGTAATAGAATTTGTTAACAAGTGGATGCGTAGTCATGCTATCGCATTACAAAAGGCTAAACTTAGATTGATAGGTATGCAAGATGACAAAGATTAACTTTGGAAATAGAGCACATTGGAATATGTTTACTGCCGATAAGAAAGAACTTATTGACGTGTATAACAATATTGTTGAAAGATTTAATTTAAATGAAGAAAATTATTTCATGACGCCTAATGCAGAATTTAGAATGTCTGTTGGTAGTGATGGTGCATTCCTTCTTTGGTATTATCCAAATGAGATTGAAGAAGTAGATAGAAATTCTGCTAAGACTTGTTTTCAATACAAAATTGATTTATATAAAGACAAAAGCATGATTCAGCCAAAATTTATGATTCATTTTGATGAACCTGCTTTTTATGAATATGAAGCAGATAGTTCTGGAAAGACAATTGTTGTTAAAAATAAAAAGCTGAATATGACAATTACTCAGAGAATGAGTATTTATGATAATGGAGATGATGCATATAAGGCTTTTGTAGATTGGCGTGATAAAATAAAAAAAGATGCACTTAAAGCAAGGATTGAAGCAATATGATTAGTCTTATTCCAATAACTTGTAGCGCATGCGAATATGATGTTTATGAAAAATTCCGTGATGATTTAATTGATATAACAAAAGTATTTCCAGATGTTTTAATTTCTCATCATGCTGCGAACAAGGCTAATATTGATTATAACAATATACTATATTTGATTGAAATGAAATTTTTTAATATTGGTGATAAACCTTGGTATGAAATCAATAAATATTGGCCAACAAAAATTTCAGATGATTATGACTCATTAAAACGTTTCTATTGGTATAAAGCAAGTGAAAGTAATGATGTTGATAATGATTATAAAATGCATCCAATAGTTATTAATACAAAAAGATTTTGGAGTGTTGATCGTGCATGTTATAAAACATTGAATTCATTTGACGAAATTAAAAATGATGTTCAAATTTGGATGAATGAAATAAACAAGAAAATTTTAAAAGCAAGGATTGAAGCAATATGAATGGTTTGAAAAATGCAGTTGATGATTATTTGAAATCACAAAACAAAGACAGTCAAAATACTTTAGCATTTCATCTGTTTAATGCATTTAATGAATTAATTGATAAAAATAAAGGTGAACAAGTTTTAGTTGACACTTATAGTTGCATTAGTGATTTAATTACTATTCGTTATCCAAGATTGCAATATGATTTTATTATTACATTTGATAGAGCTTATAGTTCTTTCAGAGTAGATTATGAATTTCCAATTTATGATAAGAATGCAGATAGTTATAGTTATGTATTGGATAATAGACAAAAACGTGCATTTATGTCAAGAAATGTAGAAGCTATTTTTGATAAGTATCAAGAATATAAAAGAGAAATTGCTAAGGTTGAAAAATTGATTGCAATTAAATCTATTGGTAAAAAAGAACCTGATTATTATAGTGATTATATGACTTGGATGAACTAAGGAGATATTATGTTAATTAATGAATTTTTAGGTCATTGTAAAAACTTGTATAATAGATTAAATGCAATTTATAAAGATGTTCCTATGGTATCTGTAGTTGTTGGCAATAGTCAAAATTCATTTTATGTTTGTCATAACAAATATAGAACTGCTTACAAAATCTTTGGTGAACCTAATTATTTTGATTGTCATAAAGATTCAATGTTAGTTAAAACATTAGATATGCCATATTTCTATGATAAAGGTGATGGTAATGTTGGCAAACAAAAATATGGTTATTATGTAGTGCCTGTTTCTGGATGGACTTCAATTAATACTGAAGATGAAGTTATAACAGATATTGCATGTTGGTTGCATAAACTTGATGGAATTGAAAAAAGATATTTAATTGAACATATTTGTAAAGAGAAAGAAGATGACAAATTATACTGATAGAATGAAATTTGCTCAAGAAAAGATGATGATTGTTGAACATTTTAGAAAGCTTCAACGTGAAGGTTATCATTTTAATATCATTGGTGATAATCGTGATAATGTAGTGCTTTATGACAGTTATCTTGCTGGAAAGTTTTTTATTAAGCCAGTTCCTATTACAAGTCCTGTAGATTTAACAACAAGAACTGTTTATGAATGTAGATTACAAGAAGTTGAATATTCAGTTGCAACATTAAGACAAATGTTTAATGTATGGAATGATCAACTTATAGCTAATCATAATAGTGGACAACGTGATATTATGTGCAATATTAAATCTACCCAGATGATTGAACCATGTCATTCTATTGAAGAAGTTGAAGAAGCATTCTTTAAGTATATTAATGATTTAAAAGTTAAAATGAAAGTATTTCAAATTAAACAAATTGGAGCAGACGAAGATGATTACTGATATTCCTGAATTGACAGTCACTAGATTATGTGGTTATTTACTACCTCCTTCAATTGTAAATCCTACACAAGAAGATATTGAGTATTATAAGCATTTAAAGGAACAAGTTATGGGAACAATAGAAGATAGAAGAAAGAAATACTTTGGTGATCGCTTTTATTATTTTGATTCTATTGCTAAAGAATTTCCTGAATATGATTTACGATATAGAAATGTCTGTAATTATTCATTAACTGATAATTTCAATCTTAAGGTTCTTATAAATGTAAATCCAACTGATTTTGAAGTTGTCTATTCTGATTTGGATTTTAGTAGATTAGTTAATACAAAATCTGAATTAGCTAAATTAGCTCAATGTTTTTCATCTTTTGCACATAGACTTCAACCTAAAGATGAACTAAATGGAACAGAAATAGCAGTCAATCCAGATTATCATATTCAAGTAGTTGAAAAGAAAATGATTAAGAAATCATTTGAAAACTTTGAAGATGTAATTCCATTTATTACAGATCTCTATAAAGGTTATCATAGAACAATTAAAAAAGCTAAGATTAAAGCAATTGGAGTTATAGGATGTTCATTGTAGAAAAAGGACCAAATCAAAATGATCCTAATTATGCTAATTATCTTTATAAAACAGAACAAAGATTATTGCAATATTTAAAAGATAATTTACCAGAATGTACAGTTGATAGAGAAACCTGGCCTGGAATTGCAACTATTATGATTAGGCATGATGCATTTATTGCTCCTATCATGATTAGACAAAAAGTCGATACAATTTATGAAATTGTTTATAAGGCTTATACGTATGGTCATGGTGTAGATAAAAATTTGGTTTTGAATTATAAGCCTAGTCGATTTATTCAAAATTTGATTGGTGAAGCAAATGATTTAATTTATTATTCATTTCCAAATCCTGACAAAAATGTAATGGAAAATAATAGAATGCTTGGCCGGGAATTTGGTGAAAAAATCATTCCAATTGTGAAAGAAAAGGAATATATTAAGGAAGTGTCAAATTTTGACACGATCATCCCATTTGTAAATTCTTATTTACAGAACATGAAAAAAGCACTCAAGGAAGCCAAAATTAAATCTATTTCTTGATGAAAACGGGCTATTTTGGGGCATTTTTAGCCCAGGGGACGATTAGTTCTTAGGGCCCATGTAAAAAAGGCCCTGGAGCGCTTCCTGGAGGCCTGGTTTTGTAAACATCTTTTTACAAAAATAAGGGTTTCCAAAAGGTCCATAATTACTTATATTTTACTTGTTAAAAAAAAGAGATTAAGAATTATGGCTAAGAATAAGAAAAATATCAAAGACTCTGCTAAGGAAAATGAACGTATGCGTAATGAACGAATTGCTGGTACTAATAACGGCATGACGCTTCGCACTCGCTCCATTCCGAATAAGAAGAAGTATACGAGAAAGCAGAAGCACTCTAACAAGGATTTTGAATTTTAGTGCTTTCTTATACGACTTCCAAATAGGAATGTTTCCAAGAAATCTTTGATACGACTGCTGCGACGCTGTTTAACAAGGAGAAAAGTCAAGGCAGTCAAATTTTTAAAAATCTTGGATCATTTAGAAAATTTTACATTTTAATGGGTTGCCAAAATGCATAATTTTTAATAATTTTTACGTCAAAAAGGAAAAACAAATATGAAGACTCTAGTTGGTATTGATATTCAGCCTGATTTTATTACAGGCGCACTCGCAAACAAGGACGCTGAAGCAATTATTCCTGATATTGTTGAATTTATCAAGAATTGGCAAGGTCCAGTTGTATTCACTCGTGACACTCACGTTGATGGAATTTATGAAAATTCGCTCGAAGGTAAGTATCTTCCTGCAGACAAGGGCTTGAAGCATTGTATTCATGGCACTGAAGGTTGGATGGTTCGACAGGACGTCGCAAACGCTGCTGGTGCAAAGGTTCAGGCTGTAATTGATAAGCCTACATTTGGATATACGGATTGGAACAACGAAGGTCTCCAGCGTATTATCGCACAGGCTGAAGAAATTGTTTTGATTGGTTTTTGCACTGAAATTTGTGTGCTCGCCAATGCTGTAATTCTCCGTGCAATGTTCCCTGATAAGCCTATTAAGGTTATCGCTAAGCTCACTGAAGGTGCGACAAAGGAAGCAAAGGAACACGCTCTCGCTGTTCTTCGTGCACAGGAAATCGAAGTAATTTAATAACAAAGGAAGAAAAATGAAGACTCTGACTCGTAATTGTGTTAACTGGACTAAGGCAATTCTTGAAAAGAATCATCAGACAAAGGTAGTTATTGGAATTTCTGGTGGAAAGGATAGTTCTGTAAAGGCCGCAATTTGTGCCAAAGCAATTGGTCCAGAAAACGTAATTGGCGTTATGATGCCCTGTGGTATTCAGAAGGATATTGGAGACAGTCAGAAGCTCATTGATTTTCTTGGAATTAAGAGCACTACAGTCAATATTGGAAATGCATTCAATGACCTTTGTAATGCAATTAACTTGGGCGTAGAACTTAGTTATGATACTTTGACTAATTTGCCTGCTCGTCTTCGTATGAGTACTTTGTATGCAGTTGCTCAGACTGTTGGTGGATTTGTTGCAAATACTTGTAATTTGAGTGAAGATACAGTTGGCTATGCAACTTTGTATGGTGACAATGCTGGTTCGTTCGCTGCTCTAAGTAAACTTACTACAGAAGAAATAATGGATATTGGTGATGATCTCGGTCTTCCTTATGAGCTGGTTCATAAAGTTCCAATTGATGGACTCCAGCCAAAGACAGATGAAGACAAACTTGGATTTACATATCATGAAGTAAATGAACTTATTCGTAAGGGCATTAAGGGTCCTCATTTTGAAAAGATTATGGATATGTATCGAAAGAATAAGTTTAAGCTGGATATTGTTCGAATTCCTTACTTTGATCCGCATCTTCCAAATGCAATTGAAACTATGATGGAGGTCTAAAATGAAAATTCCTGAAAAATATCAAGACAGATATGTATGGCCTAAGTGGCTTCGTGTTGTTCAAGCTGTTTTGCTTGTATTGAATGCTTTGTGTGTAATTCTTGCACTTGCTACTGGTACATTTGCAGTCTCACATGTAGCCAATATTCTGTGGGTCGGCTTGTTTGGTTGGTGCACATATCAGAATGTTAAGACTACAAATGAAATTAAGGCAGAATTAGCAGAAATTTCCGCGGAAGATACGCGAAAGGAATAATATGGATTTTGTCGATAAAGTATATGATTTGAAATTGCTTGCAGATAAGTATGGCTTAATTCTGCATAAGCTGAATAGCATGGAATACGTATACACTATAAATGATGATTTGTGTAAAGATAAATTCTTTGGATATGAATTTAATAGTGAAGGACGTCCAGTCAGACTTTGGATTCCTAAAGAATGGCATTATGATGAAACAGGTCATTTTGAAGTTAAGGAATTCTTCCGTCATGCTCGTGGAGAAGCCAAGAATTGGTATGATGCACTTTTAAATCAGACTTGGTTTTGGAAGTGGAAAGTACATAAAATTGATAAGCTTCTAAATCAGACAATTAAGAATTGTACTAAAATTAGAAAGAAGCGCAAAGAAGAAGAAATTAAACTTATTGCAATTAAAGGCGCACAAGAATTTGTCGCAGGAAACTAATATGAAAAAGATTTTACTTACATTCGCATTGATGGTTGGAATTGCATTTGCTCATCCGCCTCATCATAAGAGGGTTCCGCCTCCACCTCCACCAAGGTATGTGTCAGCTTATACAGTTGTCACACCAGATGGTTATGTTGAATATGTCCGTCCAAGGAAGCCAATGTATGTTGTTCTTCCACAAATGCAGACAAAGTTAGTTGTTTGTAATAAGGAAACGAATACATGTGATACGTTTATAAATCCAGATTATAAGATTTATTACGATGAGCTTGTTGTAAGTACTCCAGCGGGCACTATGATTTATGACCGCGATGACTACACAATCAACATTTCTCAAAGTCGATAAAAAAGTTTGGATAAAATTAAATAAGCAGGGTTGACAAAGTTAATTTAATTACTTACATTTAGCACTGCAAAAAATCAATGAAGTAATTTAATATATAAAACAAGTACATAAGATACACACAGCAATTTACCGCATTATTTGCTCAATAATAATATTGTATCTTGTTTTAGATTTTAACAACAACATAAAAAAGAATCTAGTTATATAGGAGTGAAAATTATGGCAGCAGATTTATTCGCTGAAGTTAAGAAGATTTTGGACAACGCAAAGTCCGTTACTGAAAATGGTGCAGTTGGTTATCAGACTACTGGTAAGGCACTATTGGATATGAATTTTAAGGTTTCTTCATATAGAAACCGCTCTGAATCCGAAATTTTGGGTGATTTTATTAAGGCTCTTGCTGAAGACCCAGTTTTGGCATTGAAGTGGGCATTCTACGTCGGTGATATTCGTGAAGGATTGGGTGAACGTAGATTGTTCCGTATTTTAATCAAGTATATTTTGCAGTCCCGTAAGGACTTGATTAAGTATGTCGGTGAATTTAACCGATTTGACTCTTTGTTTGTTTTGTTTGATACTGATGCAGAATCTGATATGATTGACTTTGTCAAGAATCAGTTGTCTGCTGATATGAAGGCTTGTGCTTCCGGCCAGTCCGTATCTTTGCTTGCAAAGTGGATGCCTTCTATCAATACTTCATCTGAACAGACTAAGGCATTGGCTCGTCGTTTCATCTCAGCATTGGGTGTAAATGATAAGCAGTATCGTAAGATGTTGTCTAAGTTGCGTTCTAAGATTGACGTAACTGAAATCAAGATGTGTTCTGGTGATTGGGACAAGATTGACTATCAGAAGGTTCCTTCTAAGGCAAACTTGAACTATAAGGATGCATTCTTGAAGCATGACGAAGCACGTCGTCGTGAATTCTTGAGTAAGTTGGAAAAGGGTGAAGCAAAGATCAACTCTGCTGTAAACTTCCCACATGAAATCCTTTATAAGTACCGTTCTCAGAACTGGAACAACAAGGATGTAGCTCTTGAACAGATGTGGAAGGCTCTTCCAAACACTGTAGGCGATAAGCCAGTAATTGTCGTTCGCGATGGTTCTGGTTCTATGTCTTCTCGTGTTGGTGGTTCCAATGTTTCTGCATTGGATGTAGCAACTGCTCTTGCAATTTACTTTGCAGAACGTTTGCCAGCAGGTCCATATAAGGACAAGTTCATTACCTTCTCCATGCAGCCAAAGTTCGTAAACTTGGGTGGATTGAAGGACTTGAAGGATAAGATCCAGTTGGCATGGCGTGAATCTGAATGTGCTAATACTAACGTAGAAGCTGTATTCGATTTGTTGCTTGATGCCGCAAAGAACGGTCATATCGCACAGAAGGATATTCCAACTGTTTTGATTTTGTCCGATATGGAATTTGACCAGTGTGCATGTTCTAATACTGCTAATCGTAATGGTTGGTGGGCTAGTGCAATGAACAAGTCTGAACAGAAGACTTTGTTTGAAAACATTGCCGCAAAGTGGAAGAGAGCAGGATATGTATTGCCA